TTTTCATTTTCTTTTTTAAATCTAGCTTGTTTGATTTTTTCTCTTTTATTTTGTCATCTATCGGCACCACTTCTATACCGCGTATCAGGTTCCCCGAGCTGTCACGAAAGAAAGGCGATAGGAAGGAGCGCCCCGCTGCCTTGTTCCCACTCATATGCTCGTCTATCGCCTTAATAGTCTTCTGCCGCTCTTGCTCCTTTTGCACATCGCTCATCTCCTGCCACTCATTGCGGCCAAACTTATGGGAGAAAAAGTCATCGGCCACATAAATAACAAATTTCAAGTTCAATTGGTTTTCAAACATGTACTTTTTGAAGGTAGGCACCGAGAGCACCACATCCACCCAACCATTGGCAAAGGAGCTATGCCACTTCACCTTAGGGTAATTCTTCTCCGTGGTAAGGGTTCGCATTACAGGCACGATGAATTTTTCTACATTCTTCTCCTTGCAATACGCCTTAAGACTCTCCACCGAATGTATATCCGAGTAAAAGGGCACTTCCTCCGTTAGCTCCTCGTCCAGTGTGCTTCCCCACGAGGTATTGATATACACCTTATCCACATAGCCCTTTTCCTTGGGAACACCCAATCTGCAATGAGCCGCTTGCTGCCTCTTTATGGATATGATCTTGTCCCTATTAGGAGAAAGCAGGTACTCCACAAAGGCAATCCCGTAGGTCTCAAAGTCTTCCACGATCTCGGACATGGTAATATCCCAGCGGCAAGCCTTAAAGAACTGGTTCAGCTCAGGGAAAGAGTTACGTGCGCGTTCCTTAGTTACGATTCCTTCTTCTGTTTCCACATCCTGATAAAGGCGGAATCCCAACCCATAATGAGCCGAGATCAGCACCTCCAGCCCGCCTATGGCCGCCCCTGTCTTATTGAGCTTTTCGGTCAGCTGCTGCGGGTAAAGGTTATCATCCCCCCAAGCCGAATATTTATCTGTATCAGATGAGTCTTTTTTGGATTTAGGAGTCGTTAGTCCTTTTTTGTTGTCAAAGAGTATAGCTGTATTGCTCTTCGATAGTATATACAAGTCGTTATCTATTTTTTCCATAACTAATAAACTACTTCTTTCCCATTAAAAGCCACTATAAATAGGATAATAATTTTCTTTATAGTGCCATCTGCAAGTTTAATATTTCGAGTCTTGTTGTCCCAGTGGTTAGGGTTTTTCTCAAAGTCTTTTTTAGCCTTGGGCTGTTGCATTAGGGTTGCATTATGGTATATCAGGAGCTTTCCACCAAACCCATTTTGCTTGTTGTAGGTGCGTACAGCAATGGAAAAGGGTATCGGCTTTTTCTCTGCATCTAATTTTCGCATTTCTGCCAAAGCGTCCTTTAAAAATATCTTTTCTCCCATGTTGCAAAGGTCAAAAAACTATCAGGATAAATAAAGGACACATTCCCCAGCGGGAAAAAACAGGGTACTTTATCATTATTTTGCATTCACTGCTTTGTTTTTCAAAATGTTAAAAGTCTAAAAATCAATTTCATTTTCATTGCGTGCAAAAAAAGCCCCCTGCCGCCTTAATTGTTTTTACAATTTGAATTTTAAAAATCGGAGCGAAATATGAATGAGCCATCAGCTTCCGATTTTTTGACAAAAAACAACCTCTTTTTTTATTAAGAAAAGTTTAACTTATTGAAAGAGTAAAAAAAATATTATTTTTCATTGCGCATTAAAAAATAATACGTATCTTTGCAGTGTCAAAAAGAAAGAAGTATAACAATTAAATTTTTAAAGAAATGAGAACCATTACAATCAAAGACATATATAATGATGTAAGCTGCATTAACCCAAGTGTATCTACTATTAGTTCAATAGGTGATTATATAGAAGAGAGCAGCAGACAGGTAGCCCAATCAGTAAGAGATAGAATAACTAAGAGCTTACCTCAAGGTACATTAGCTCATAAGATCATCACTGAGACTTTAAAAGACTTCTTCACTGATAAGCAACTATGGGTAATCGCTTACGAATTGCAAAAGAATGAAGAGTATGTAAAGAACCTTTCTAATGAGATAGAGAGAAGAGAACAAATCGCAGAGCGTAAAGCTCAAGCAAGTAAGGCTAAGTTATCGGCAAACAAGGATAATAGTCAAGAAGTGCTTGATTTTGTGAAAGCAAATAAAAAGCTATTAAAAGACTATTATGCTTTCGTAAAATCAAATAAAAAATACTCCAAAGAGTTTTATTCTAAAAAATTCTCATTTGAAAGTGCTAATGAATTTATCAATAAATAAAGTATAACAGTTAAAATTCAAGAATAATGAAATTAGATTTTTACACCACAAAACGCTACACTTACATTGTAGCTGATAATGTTACTTTTCAAAAAAAAGAGCAAGGTTATCCACAAGTTAATGAAGTGGATTTTGAAACTGTAGAGGCGCAAAACTTTACATCCCACCCGACATTCAGCATTGAGATAGATGGTGAAGTTACTACACAGAGCATAATTGAAGCCTATACTAAATATTGTGAGTTTTGCAAAAATGCTCACCAAGAGAAAAAAAAGCAGAACGAGCAAGCTAAACAAAGCCTTGAAGCCGATTTTCGTGTACTCGAAAATGAGATTAAAGATGGTAAAGTTTTTGATGTAACTATAGAAAATATTAGAAGAATATTGTTGTATCTCAATTCTATGAATTGGGGGGTATGGCAACTCCCTAAGATGACATGTGGGTATAGTGCTCATCAGTACGATTGTGATGGGCATCAAGCATCTACAATAACACTTGACGAACCTATTGATTATTGTGGAGAAAAAGTCTCTAAGTTCAAAGTCGGAGGGGGTAGATTACATTTGACAAAATATAAATTTGTTTAACCTCAAGCAAAAAAAAAAATTATGAATGTAGACGATATTTTTAATCAAAAATATGAGGTGGCAGATGTGGTTATGCCTAAGTTCTTATTAGCATGTAACCCTATCGTACCTAATATTGACCTTACCTATATATATTCCCCTTATTATATGAGCCTAATAATGGTAATTGAGGAGAACAGCGAGATTGTAAGACTCAATGATACCTACAGAGCCATGCCCCAGCGGTTATATGTGTATGATATGTTGGAGCAATTCAGGTTAGTTGTTGTCCAGAACAATGTAATAAGTATGGGCGGGATATATGGCCCTGTTATATCAGTAGAACAATTCATTGAAGAAGCGTGGCAGTGGTATAAGAATTATCTTGACTGGGAATTAACACTAATGCAAGGATTATGACTACACAAGAAAAAGTATTATATATCATCGAATTATTAGAGTTATCAGATAGGCAGGTTTCCGCTGTCATTGGCAAAGCCATATCTACCGTGACCCATAAGAGAGCTCAGATAGGGCGCAATAAGTTCACAGACGAAGATCTGCAAAAACTCAAGGATTATTACATTGAGACGCTTAATAAGATTAAATCAGTTTAAAATCAAAAGCACACCTAATTAGGTGTGCTTTTCTCTTTAAACAGAACTTATAATATACGAATCGTGGCGATCGTTGTCCATCAGATAAGCATACTTCCACCATACAAGGTAGTCGAAGCAGTCAGAAAGGTGCGTTGCGTGTTCCTGCGGGATAGAGGTAGAGCGCTCCGAGCTTTTGTCTTTCTCGAAAGAGTCTTCTTTCTGCTTAAGCCCTGCATTCTCCATGGATACGATTAGGTTGGGGCAGTTGTCCTCATTGATACGGACAAAGGGCAGCCCTTTGTTGCTCTCCTCTAAGATTTCGTTAATCAGTCGAAACTTGAGGATATGGCTTGGATTGTTCGTGTTGGGTGTCTTGTTATACACCTGCCAGCCTGCTGTGCGAAGCATGTCCTCCACATCCTGCGCCAGAGTGGTTTTGCTGTTGGCTTCACTCTTGAACCCCGAGCGATCGTGGTATAGATAGACCTTATTGCAGGTAGCCTTGTGTGGCTCGTAATAGTCTATGATCTTCTTTATAAGGTCTGAGAGCTTCTGCGGGTTCTTGACAAAGAAATCCTTAATGATACTTAGCGTATGGGTGAGCGTGCTCTCTTGTGCCACTACAGCACAGTTGATACGCCCACCGAAGTCCAATGATATTTCCAAGGGGATACCCTTAATCAAGTCCGTGTCATACGTACAGCTTGGGGTATAGTTCTGGGTAAAGTCATCTAAGAGGTTCGTGGCATACTTGTACTTGTAGTAGTGCTTATCGGCCAATAGTTGCGGATAGAATCCGTCGGCCACCTTGCGCGGGCGTATGTTCATGATCTCCGCATTGAAGAGCATATCCGATACCCGTTGTTCGTACATCTCCTGAATCCAATTAGGCTTGAGGTTCTCCTTATTGACCAAGGCGTTGGCTTTGATAAAACAATGTTCTTGTGGTTTTTGCAGGGCCAGCTTTTCCCGATTGGTGAACCACTCGCCCGTCTTGGTCAGCGCTACCGATGAGGTAAATATAGTAGCATTGAGCAGCGATGCACGGTCAAACTCTACTTTCTTAGCACGGTTTGTGGTCAGTACGTTGTTGAAGAGGCGATCGTGTTCCAAGAGCGCCGCCTCGTCCCCTATGACCATATAGGAGTTAAGCCCGCGCCCTGAGTTGGGATCGTCCAAGGATACGAGTACAAGGATAAAGCCATTGGAGAAATGCACCACATTGCTCCACGAGTTGGGCGCTTGGAAAGGCATTGTATACCCTAAGCTCTTGCCGCTTCTGCCTACTACATAATCCACCTCCTCGTATAGGCCGAACATCTCCAGCCCCTCTTTGGTAGAGGGGAAAGTACGGCTTTTGATCTGCACAAAAGTAGCCCCTACCAGTATCCCCGTTGCTCTGGGCATTTGGCGTACGGCTTCCTTGACAAACCACCCCAATATAGTTGATTTGCCTGTACCTCGTCCCGCCTCGATACAAATATTCTTCACCCGTCCGTACCTATTGGCTTCCACGGCTGCCATCTGCATGGGGTTTAGGTAGATCTCTTTAACTGGTTTTATTAGCATTCTTTACTTTTCACTTTTCATTCTTCACTCTCTTCATAGTCTATCTCCTCAGCGGGTAGTTCGTTGAAGTCCACCACCCCTGTACCGATAGCCTCTCTAAGCATACGCATACCCTTGCGGCTCATCTTGATATGGTACTCATGAGCGGAGATCTTCTCAAAGTTAATCTCTTTCTCCTCCTTATCGAAGTTGAACAGCGACTTATACGAATCCAGCGCCTTACGCTCCTGCTCCAGATCGCCCTTTTTGAGAGCCTTTAAGTAGAGCTGCCAGTAGCACTCCGCTAAGATCATGCGCTCGGCCTGTACATCCACTTTGTCCAATTCCCCAAAGATCTGCATCGCCCAATTGTAATCCCTATAGGCAGTGGCTTGGCTCACCTTCATCTCCCGCATGTGTATCTGTATGGCTTGATACTTGGAATACTTATTAGTCATTCTAAGGGCGTGAATATGCCTAAGTCGCGCCTTGATCTCCTGCTCGGCAGGGGTAAGCTCTATGCTCTCATCAATATGCGAAGCTGAGATACGAGGGTAAGTACCCTCTTTGTCGAATTTCACTAACTCCATCTTATCATCATTTAGTTATTGGATGCTCTCTGGAACTCCACTACATAGCTGTGTAGGTTCCGTGTGTTATCATAGGATAGAGGCTTCTGAGAGACAGGAATCACCTTGACCCAATCCGTATCATTAGCCTTAATAAAGCACTGAGGGGACTTGATAAGCTCCCATAACAGCTCCACCTCCTCGGGGAATATCCACCCTGTGTTGAGCTTGAAAGTCCTTTTTTCCTTGACCAAAGCCTTGAACTCTTCATCATTCTCGGCGTGCTGTGAGATGGTATTTTCATAATTGATGTGCAGTTCTTCCTCCCCAGAAAAAGAGAACCAATCAGGGCAAAAGTTTTGATTTTGGAAAAGCACCGTGATAGGCTCCCCATTAGGCTCAGGCTTAGGCTCCAAGGAAAGTGTGCTCTTCTTGATAATCGTATTTTTTCCGAAAAAGCGATTGGCATTTTTTCGATAGAAACAAAGATTGGCCACCCCGTAATCGTCCACCAATCCAGAAGAATCAACACTATTAGAAGCAATTTTCCCAAGGTCATTTCTCTTAAAAGCCTTAGTAAGAGCACTTACCGAGATTAGTGAATGGGTATAGGTAGAGCGTAACCCTACATTAGTCAGGTAAGGGTAGGAGAGAGGTGTCCTACCAGGGAGGTATCGCAAGGAAGATAGCTTGTGAGTCTTGAACTCCTCCCCCTTGAAGTTGGTTTCCACGATAGTAACATTTACCTCAGTAGCTTTCATCACCTCGACAGGGAGCGCTGTGTTTTCGTTATTGATATATAGCCTTTTCAGATCAGGCAAGTTTTCGAAGAAATCCTGAATTTCTTCCCCAAGGTCAATCTTGGCCATGTTGTTAAAGAACACATATTCGTACTCCTGAGTGGTGGTCACCCTTCGGCCATATCCTGAGAAATTCATCACTAACTTAGCCCGAGCAAATTCCGAATTTTCATTCGTCTGTGCTATTGTAATGATATCCTTATCCAGACAGAAGTATATATCCTTCTGCTCGAAATCCAGATTAGTCTTGATGGTGAGGTCTACCGTAACAATTTGTGTGGAGTCCCTATTGCTCTTGACCGTAATATATTCCTCCTGAAGCCCCAGAGGGAAAGTCTCAGCACTCTTGGAGCGGAACTTAACCAAAACAAAGGGTTCTCCATTGCGCTTCACCTCCACGATCTCCAAACCCGCCGAAGGGGTGATCGTATAGGTAAGCCTATTGGCATTGTTGATACGAAAAGAGTTCTCATACCTTTCCCTTTTCTCGCGATATAAAGTCGCTTCATAGTGTTTTTTGTCGAATGAAAAAGAAGTAAGGTCATTAATAACATTCAGCCTTATGGAGAATACCCTCTGAAAAAGCCAGTTATCCTCCTTGACGATTACTTGATCATGGCTAAAGTCGAAGCCCTGAACTACCCCTGTACGCTTGTAGTTCTCCGATAGAGAGAACTTAGCCCATGCCCACAGATCATCGTTATCTACTTCTACCTTGAAGAGTCCATCATTTTCAAAAGTATATAGCCTTTGCCAATGATCGGCGCCCTCACTATTATGCACTACCCCTCCGAACTTTTGGTGTAGAACCAAAAAACTATTGATATTACGGATAAAGTGAGCTACCTGAAATAGTTCTCCCGTCTCCGCCATCGGTTCGACAAAGAGTTCCCGAGTGGCATTGTTCAGGGTCATATTGACCACCGGTGGTGTATAGGTATCCTTAGAACCTCCCCCGCTGCCGCTTCCTCCTCCGATACCTTCTCGCTTTAGGGTAATGGGCACCTCCCTTTTCTCCAACTCTATGTTGTTTCCATTATTAACAGCATAAGCTGTAAAGGTAAGGGTGAGCTTTGTCTCTCCCTGTGGGAGCTGGGAGAAGTTCTTATACCGCAGCAAATATTCTAATCCACGTCCACGGATCCGCCTTATCCATGAATAAAGAATACGATCGGAGTAAGAGGGTTTTATATTTCTTAGGTCCTGATTCCCGGCATATATCTCCACAAATTCATTGGGAGTAATAGAGATGCTAAAGATATATTTATCTTTTTCCCACTCTTCCGCATATCTTTTCCACTCTTGGTATATTTCATCGTCACTTAGGGGCTCATAGATAGGTACATCTTTAAATTCCCAATGATCTCCGGGGCTATTTCCTCTCACCCATTTTTTTTGTGTTTTATTGGTTTTCTTGCTGGGTTGGTATTTTTCCTCTGCTTTTCTTTTCTTTAGGTATTCTTCCCAAGGGACAAATAACTCTGTTTTGCCGGAGTATCCCTTGAAGTCAGGGAGGAGGAAGAGTTCAGGAAATATAACAGACATTCGGTCATTATTAGGGATAGGCTCTCCTGATTTCCAAGTCTTGTAGATAGGGTTCTGAGAGAAGTCCCACTCCATGATCTCTTCTTCTTTTTCGAAATTAGCAACTGTAGGTTTTTCCTCGTTAAAGGGGTACCATATATGATAACTTCTTGCGATATATTTACGTGCCATATTATTGTTTTTCTAATTGTTGTTTGATAAAGATAAGGAGTTCTTCTCCGCGCTGCTTAGGGAGTTCCTCAGCCAAGTAGGCGACAGCCTCACTGGCTTCTATTGCCTCATCAATAAAAGGTTTTTCCTTCATTCCTTTAGAATATAAGTGAGCCCTAAAAAAGTAGGTAGTTTGCTTGGGCTTCTCACGGGTGCGGGTGCCTCCAGCCCTTACGCGGGAGGCTTCTATCCCGTAATGTTGGATAAATCCATGCCGTGGCATCTTGATAGCAATTCCCTTGAGGTACGCCTGCTTAGTGCCATCAGCCCGCTTGGAATAGCGCATGCGCGCTACTGCGGTAGCAGCCTGTAGGGACGCTTTCCCTCCTGAGAGATGGCCACCAAAGCGGGTAGAGACTTTCCCTTGTAAACTGCCCCTGAGCAAGGTAGCAGCTTTTTTCCCTATTTCTTTTTCCTTTTCCATTATACATTGATTAGAGTGATTTCTACTTGGTAGCATTCGCGGCTAAGGGTGTTCTTGGTGATGGACTTGATAAAAAACCGCTGGCCATACACATACAGCGTATCCCTTAGAGCAAACTCCCGTATCTGATTCTTATTGGCTATAAAGCTCCATGAGAGCTCATAGGAGGATAGGCGCATTTTGTACCAGTCTTCCCAGTACTTGGTCACCTTTGGGGGCAGGAGTTCCTCTCTGGTCTCGCCCTCATTCTTGTTGCCATACCGCAAGCCATCATACCAGATAAGCCCTAATACATTACCCCCATTCTTTCGTGGAATACAGGAATGCTCTCCCCTGTAAAGAACTTTCGGAAGGCAGTAGCCCTCAATATTTACCTGAGAGCTCCCCTGTTGTTCCCCTTGTGAGAGTTGCATGCCATTTTCGTCGATCAGTACCGCAGGATAGTTGTGCTTAGCCTCGTCCATATCTGGAAACTTAATGAGGTAAGATTCCTTGGTAGTGAGTGTCTTCTTAGGATCCTTGATGGCAAAGGGACGAAAGTCCTTCATCTGTAGGCGATTCTCCGTGTGGATACGATTCATAAAGATCTTGTCCCCTTGAATCTCCAGATCGTAATTCTTCCAGTTCTTAATAGTCTTGACCAAGTCTCCGAAGGTAATATCAGGGACAGCCCGCTTGAGGTCTACCTCATTGTTGTTAATCACCTGTTCAATCACATTCCCCTGAGCGTCATGCTGGGCAATGATATTCAGGTATAGCTCAATGGGGCTATTCCAAGCCCCCTCGAACTCACAACGGAGCTGATGGGCGCCCCCTGTCTCGATGGCAATTACCTGAGTAAAGCTCAAGGTGCTTTGGCGCTCACTGATAGCCCCCTCACGGATCACCACACCATCCAGCCTTACCCGATAGATAAATGGTTCTCCATGGGTTAGTATATGAGCATTGTTACAGACCAAGCGCCACTTTCCGACCTTGTCCAAGGTAGTCTCGGATTGGTACTTCCCAAATACTACTCCGCTCACTTCCCGCTGCTGGGTAAGGCTATCTCTTTGCGGGGTCATATTGACCTCTTGCTGCTCTGAAGTCTTGTAATATTCCTTTCCCGAGTATATCACCTGCTGGAGGAAGTCCTCATCGGTGAGAATATCTCCGGCAAGTGTATATCCCGCATCGGCAAAACCTTTCTTGAGGACATAGAGTAGGTAAGGCATAGGGTGAATGATATTGCGGACTACCCTATTGCCAGAATCCTCACTATTATTGATAAAAGCCCCATTACGAGTGTGGTTCAAGAATCCTTCGAATGCTTCCCAGCTACTCTGGCTGTTATCCTTGTTATAAACTACACGAGGAAAATTATAATCTATCTCGGGGTATCTCTTCCTACAGACTACATTGGCATGCTCATAGATATTGTCTACAGCTACCTTGGCCAGCGGTAAGTCACATAGCTTCTTTTCAAAATTTGGCAGCTGCTCGAAGCCTGATTCTATTTGCGCTTGTACCAGTTCACCTTCTACGGATAGAATTTCCAAAGTTCCCTTTCTGGCTCTTCCATCCATCACATGGTAGCCCTCATGCTTCTTCTTTAGCCGCAGGGCATTGATAGCCGTATAATTACCCATCTTGACCCTCAGATCTGCATTCATATAGAACTCAAATGGGAGGGAGAATTGAGTAAAGAAAGTATCCTTGAACCGCGGATTTTCTTCCTGATAGGAGATGGAAATCCGGCTCAAGTCCAGTTCGAATGTATCTGTTACAAAGAGATCTCTCATGTGCGCTTACTTCTGAGAATAGATTCGTTCAATATTTCTAAAAAATCGTACAAACGCGTCGCGCTGCACTCATGCCAATTGCCCAAGGGTTGGGTGCTGTCCATCGCCATGGCCGCTATTCCCTTGGAGAAGGGGGTATAATCCCCCTGCCGCCTGAATATAGGAGTATCCTCCCTATAAGAGGATTTAGGAAATACAGCAGGATAGCGCTCTATGATGTACTCCCTGGTACATCGATAGGCAAAAACAATCGCAGCCCGCGTGCCAGGGGAAATGCTATCGGTTACCTCCGCAATCTTAGGGAGTAGCAAGGGGTCAAACTCACTTGCGCCCCAGCAGTAGAGACTTGCCACCAGCTGGCGTGCATACAATTCCTCACTCTTCTTGCTGTATTGGTAAAAAAGCATGTCCGCCACGGAAAATTGTCGAATGGTACAATTACTCAATCGAGGTAGGGGAGTGGTGAGTCCATCCCAGATCTCAGGAAAGGAGAACAAGTCCCTATCGGTGAGCAGGAACTTTCCCAATGGGAGGAGCTGCTCGATAGAGATTTCTGAGAGCAGCCGCTGTACTCGCTTTTTGTTTTTCCTTGAAGGATTCCCCATCAGCAGGATCAGCACCATCTCCCGATATAGCTCCTGAAAGTCACGCTGATCATCCTCCATACGTAGGCAGATTTCTTCTCGTTGCCAAGGGCTGAGCTCTGAGTAACTCCCTGCACAGTGAAACTCTATCCTATCCATCTTCTTACTATTCTATAGCCCAACCATAAGACCACCACCAACAATAAGCCCTCTACCCACCATGCAAGTCCCCATCTTTGGAGAAGTGTTTCTCGCTCCATAGTATGAGAAGTAAGTACCTCCTTTCTCTTTTGAGAGAAATGCCCTTCACTTCTTCGCTGTTCCCTACGGACTACCTGCCTTGCTTGCTGCGCTTGCTCCTGCTTTACCCTTAGGGTAGCTTTTCCCCCCTTGACCTTGAGCACCTCGATATGAGAGACCTCCCCATCGAGCCTCTTTACTATGCGTCTTTCTCGCTGCACCTCTATACTGTCCTTATCATTTTCAAGAGAGAGCTCGTAAGATTGCGAATGTTGGAGGTCAAAAGTAGCGACTTGCTGATGAGTCTCTACCTGAGAGAGGCTGTCTTTTTCTTCCCTTCTTTCGAGGTGCTGCTCTTCTCTGTGCTCGGTTCGGCTTGATTTCTTGCTTCTGCAACCAGTCAGTAACAAAAGGGCTAATAGTAAATACAATTTCTTTCTCATTGGTAATTTTCATTGGTCATTCTTTTCAATCGTTCTTATCACCCCCTTGAGCCTTTCGGCATACGTAGGCTCGGTGGCATAGCCTGCCTTTGCGACTTCCTCGGCAAACTTGTACGGGTCACTCCTTACCAGTAGTGCCTTGGCATATCGCTTGTTGTTCATGAATAGGTTGGCGTGATCAGTGAAACTCTCCTCTGGGCTGTCGTACTTGCGGAACCAGTCCTTAACAATGTACTTAAACCTGCCATCAAGGCGCTTTTCTATGCTAATAATAACAGGGAACTTACCCTTATCATTGGCGAGGATCTCCGTGGTTTGAACCAGCTGACGCTTTTCAGGAGGTGTGGAGATAGACGCTTTTACCCCAAACATCATATTACCAGGTGCACTCTTCCCCCAACCTGTCTCCAAGGCTGATTGTGCCAATATAAAGAGGTGAGAAACCCCAGTCTTACGCTCTGTTTCGAGAGCAAAAGACTTGTATTTTTTTACGAATTCTTTTGGTGTCATATAATCAAATATTATTTACTTCCATCGTATATTATGTCGAAAGAATATTCTCCTTTGCCTGGAAAATTCACTACAAAATGTGTTTCTTTCCTAAATGAACTTGTTTGAATGTTTTGCTTAAAAGACACTGGGTCTTTTATCCATAAAAATAAAACAGGTAATCCTGATTCATACACAGTTAGTTGATAGTCTCTATAAAATTCCCTATCATATTCTAAATGAATTAGATTAGTGTCTAAAAATGTTCTTGGAGGATGACCTTGTAATATATAATTATTAGTAGGGAGAATTAAAAAATATTCTCTAACCCTTCCATCTAATATTAATCCTATAAAATTGCTTCTATTAGCATAATATTTCCTTTGATTGTTAGTTAAATCTATACTTCCTATAGGATATTCACCCACTTCTACAATGAAATTTTTCCTATCTCCCTTTCCAAGCAATGTTACACTCCCAATAGAAGGCTGACTAATCCCCCCCCAATCAAAATATTGTATCGCATTCATCTGTTAATGTATTTAATTATAGGATAAAGGCACGAAGCTCACCACTATATCCCACCAATCTATGAATGTACTCTTGTAATATTTGTCACATAGCTCCTTACATAGCCCTATCACGCCCAAAGCGATAGCGGCTATAAGTAAGGACTTTCCTACAGAAAACAATATCAAAGAACTTAGGAAGATGGCAATAAATATTATATTCCCATACTTACTATGCAGGAGCTTGTCGCTCCCCTTGAGATTGTTAATTACTTTCATCATATATTTCGAATGTCTATGTAACACTTATTATTCCATATACTTACTACAGCTGTACTACCATCGCCCCCGTTGAAGGCTGTATCCCCAGTGTAGATGATTTGCTTGCCATCGCAAGTGAAGGTTACTTGTCCGCCGGCGAAGACCTTACGAAAAGATACACAATCCAGAGAAACTAAATCTTTAAGCTGAATGATTACCGATTTCTCAACAAAAATTACATTGCCATTAAGACTATGGTTACACTCTATATAGGTACGGGTGGATATATTCTCACTATTCCCATTTAATTCAAACCAATCTGTATAGCTGCCAGTAATAACCTGTTTTACATATAGTTTCCTATCATTGACATCTAAGTTTTTTGCAATGATAAATCCCCAATTCTTAGAGCTATGGGTAAAGCCCACCATTTCATAAAAATGAGCGCTTGGAGCATTATCTATACTATTACCTGAGCCAAAGTGAATAGCTCCATCCTTATCAAGGAATTTGTGAGCGTCTGTAATAGTCTTATAAGAAGGAGCTATCTCGTTTATATTTTTAACTCCACCACCAGCTAAAATTACCTTATCATCACTATCATGACCCCAAATCTTTATACCTTTGAATTCTCCATAAACCAAATCGTTGAAATCCATGTTTCCAAAGGCAATATTCCCATTATCTCTTACAACAATTTTCGTTTTATTTTTAATGTCAATATTTCCTTCATCACTCACATGGAATTTGTTTCCACCTTCTCCTACCTGTATTCCCTTATCTGTACGGATGCGATACGCGCCAAAATAAGTACCGTTGGGATGGCTGCCGTTCTCATTGATACGCAACCAGTCATCTATTTGCGTCTTAAAAACTTCTTTTCCTCCTCTATTGTTCCAAGAGGTAGGGATAAAATTCAAATCGGGCTTATCCGCCAAGTCATTATAAGAAAAAGCATTCTCGAAAATCACATTATTCCCGGCCATGAGCTTAATCTTCCCATTCTGTACCACAATTCCATCAGGAATATTGCTGACAAAGTGGCTCACGGGGATACTGGTAAGGAGGTTATTGCGCTTATCCCTTAACTCTAAGGTCTTCTCAGGCTTGTTGTACACCAACTTCGTCCCCTCGTCGTCCAAGAACATTAGGGAAATACGCCTTACTACATTACTTCCCCTCTTGAATCGTAACTCTGTGGTATTCTCGTCCAACTCTATATCGTAATCTTCGAGGGTGTCCAGCTTATGCTTGTAGGCATTGGTAAAGTCATTCGTGGATAGCCCCTTGCCCGCTTCCTTATCTACCTTGCTGTCAATGAGTGATTTCAGATCCGCCGCTGTACCTACATAGTTGCCGCTTTGGAGCGCTCCCAAGAGTAGTTCTCGCTCGCGCTGGGTCATGATCACGGGTCTGTTGGTATTGAAGGTTAAGCGCTGTAGTGCCTGTTGGGCTGCATCGGCATTGTCATATACAACTCCATTGATCTCTACTTCACTGACCAAGGCGTCCAAGATAGAGAAGTTCATATCCTCCGCGCTGTGTAGGATTAGGCGCTCTCCGTCCACACGTGCTACGAAGTTTTTCAGTGCTAAAATCCCGTTGTACTCAAAGAGGTATTCCTGCAATTCGCCTGTGTCAGGCCTTACTTTATACTTAGGTGTTGGCATGGTTATTCGTTTTTTATGGGTGTTTTATCATTTTCATTAAGATATTCCTTGATGGAAGAAGCTATTTCCTCTACATCCCCACGGTTAAGGATGATCTTGCCCATCACTTGTCCAGCTTTGTCCAAGCGTACCTTATCCTCGGCCTTTTCATAGATACTCTTTATCTCTATCAGGCAGAGTAAAAAGGCACCCCCAAGGGTCATAAAGGGAAAGAACCACAGCTGATTCCCGTAATATTGCTCAAAGTACCACACAGCACTCATCTGCATACTATCTACTATCGTGAGGGCGATTAGCACATTGTAGTACTGGGCGAGCTTCCCCACCGTACGCTTGTAGCCATACGAGGTGCGCATCTCTCCGTTGTTCTTGGCTTTGCGCAGGCCACTCCATAGGTCGGCCATAATCATTACTAAGACTAAGATGTAGATACCAAAGAGGATCCACAAGGTTACAAAGATTTTTTCCATTGAATCAATACCTTTTAATTTCTATCTAAGGCAAAAATAAAAAGCCCCTTCCATATAGGAAAGGACTTTTTTAAACCCTTAGTAATCACTATCTCTTGTTTCGCTCTCGCAGTGCTTCGTACTCCTTGATCGCTCGTCGGAGTTCCTTGCCTGCCTTAGCATCGGCTACGATATAGGCTTCTATCCCTTCCCCTTGGAGTTTCTCCACGGTAGTGCTGAGCCTTGAGAGCACCTCGGTAAGTCCTGTAGGCACTCCTACAGCGGGGACGCTGTTCTCGCTTGTAGGGGCATCCTGCTTGGTGTTCTTCACCTCGCCTCCTGCTTCATAGCCCTGAGGGGACTGCCCTAAGCGCTTGGCTTCGAGCCATTCCACCACTTGCGCCACTTCAGGGTCTTTCTTGAGCCACTGGGGTACCACATACTCCTCCCCGTGTACGATTCCGGCTACCTCCTGCCCGCTTTCGTCCTTAAATCCTAAGCCCTTGGTATATCCTCCCTTGGCATAGCTTGGCGCCTGCTGAGAGGCTACAATCCCCAATTGTACAGCCCCTAAAGCCCCTATAATTGCAGCAAAGACACTTCCCACGATAGGGCCTTGTTCGTAAGCTCTCATAATACCTACAGCCGTATTGGCTATAATATTCATCATATTCATTGCCTTTTGTGCTTTGAACTGCTTTACACTAAGTTCTTTCTTCTTGGCATCGGCTTCCTCGTCCAAGCGCTGTAGCTCCTTTTGGTATTGTGCTTGTGAGATATACCCTTGGTTGAGCTGGTTGAGTAGGGCTTTTTTCTTCTGTTCCTGATTCTTGGTAAAGGTAGCCATTTCCTTTTGGTTGAGCCCCTGTTGGAGTTGGGAGAACATGTTAAATGCATTATTCATCGCTCCTACAGCCATATCCACAGCCTTAAAGCGGTTGCTCATCTCATCAAGGTTGGAAAAGGTATCCTTCCAGTCCTTGGCCGAGAATCCCAATACATCCACCTTCTCCAGCTCCTTGTCTGCGGCATTCTTCTCTTTAGTGTCCTTGTTATTTTTGATGTTGTCCAGCTTCTCTTTGATTTGGACTATCTTGTCCTCTATCTGGGTGATGTCCTCGACCAGTTTCTCCTTGGCTTCCCCTGTAAGGCTGGAGAGGTAGCTCATAAGGATCTGTTTCTGCTCCTCAAAGTTTTTCAGGCTTAGTGCCAACAGCTCTTTCTCGGCTTGTGCTCTTAGGGCTTTTTTAGCGCCCTCAAGTGTCTTAATCTGTGAGAGTTCCCCCGGTGATAGATTTTCTCTCAGTTGCTTCTTGGCTTCCTCCA